GAGGATTCTGACAGTGTTGCACTTGCGGGATCAGAAATCACAGCATCAAAACCAATGGCTATTTATTGGACAGGAACAGAATTTTTAATTCAAGGTGGCGGTGGCGGTGGCGGTGGAGCTGGCGAGTATTTTGCAATCGGAACACAAGAAGAAGGTTTCGGGGTTGCGTTAGCCAACGAAGCTGATATTGAATATGTAGAGCTTGGTGATATACCAGCTACGCAGATTTATGAAACTGACGTAGTTTTTGCTTGGGGTGAGATAGGAGTTCTCAAGCCTGTAGACGGAGACTTTGATATGAGTATAACCTTGGCAACCTCTACCTCAGATACTGGTGGTAAAGATATTGAGGTTAGTGCTTACAAAATAGCTGCGGGAGCGCAAACAAGAACACTATTGAGGACAGATACCGACGCCGACGTAACTATGGAAACTGACACGGATGCAATGGTTCACACCATGTCAAATATTATCCAAGCTGGTGATGTGGATGGCACAGAGCGCGTTGTTTTTAAGTTTACCTTTAGTGATGGAACCACCGATAACCATACAGGCGATTTAATCGTCGCTTATGTGGAGTTAGAAAAACAATGAGTGCTATAAGAAGTAAAGGTAGAGCTAATGGCGGGATTATTAAGGCTGTTCATCCTATAACAATTGCGGTGTTAGCGGACTCCACCGCAGACGGAGGCCCTGCTGGTCATGCTCACGGTAGGATTGGTCAGTATTGCGTGATTAGTCCAGCCGCCGCTAGAGATATTCCTTTGAATAGAGCTAGATTGGTTATTAGTGATGGGGGAACTACAGCCGGCGCACACTTATCGAATCTTGGTGAGTCTTTCTTAGCTGGATATGGTGCTGTGTTTGGTTTAGTAGAAGATAGCGGAGACTTGAAGGTAGATATAAATAGCTACAGCTCTCAATCAGCTTGTACTCTACACGCAGAAATTATTGAGTACCAAGACGAAGCATTTAATACAGGAGAAGGTGTTATCCACCTCACAGACCATGATAATTGCAGCGGGACTAAAATCTCAAAAGACACCGATATAGGTGTCGTTTTGGCAGAGCCAACTAACGCCAGAGTATATTGGGGCAATAGGGGGGCTTATGCCATAGCGTCAGCTTCGCCTAATTACATGGCTAGGCAAACTGGACAAGGAACTATAGTTGATTCTGGTGGTACTCACTACACTAGGTGGTGGTGTACAACCTCTGGGTCGGTCACTAATTGTTTTAGAGCTTGCCAAGTAGTTCCGTTGGCTACATAGGAAAAATATTATGGGTATGATTTCATCACCAAGAGATAGCATCGGTGTCGAGTATGGCATCTTAACTCGCTCAACAGATATAACTGGATTAGCGGATAACGTAAAAACTAAATGTGTTTTTGATGGTTCGCAAGGATCATCTTACGGCGTTGATCTGCCTAATGACAAAATGATTGTTCAGAAGGATGGGCTGCATATAGTCAATTCGTGTTCTGGTCAAGCAACCACAACCTATGCCAACACTCACAGTAGTTGGCTGCATATATACAAAAACGGTTCACCTTATAATACCGACACTTCTTACGATATACCTAGAACCTATTATATTCCGCCCAGCGCGTTTATATCATTGCCCGTAGATTGCGTTGAGGGTGACGAGTTTGAATTATATGTAGAAGTGATGGGTGCAGGCGACCCACACGATGTAAAAACCTTACAGGCAGGAATATATGGCGCACCCGCATCCCCTATAGAATATGCCCTGACACTCAGCTTGCAGTACATCAGGCGATCTAGTGTTGGGGACATGCAGACACAGGTGTAAAAATGACCAAAGATATAAATGGCGCTTTAAAAATCCTTACTAAAGACCTTCCTGAAGGCAGCGTAAGTTGGGTTATACAAGACGATAGGCCGAATGATATTCCCACGCCTCGTGTAGTTAATTGGATAGTCTCAGACGAGCTGATTGAGCAGGAGATAGACGTTCCGATACCAACTGATGCGGAAATAGAAGCAGCTTTACCCCAAGCGAGAGCTATAAAAGTTAAGGGCGTTTTACTGACTTATGCAAAAGAGAAAGCACTCCAACACGGCATGAGAATAATGTCGATTGAGAGTGATAAATACTTGGGCGACCCTGATTTAACTGCCGACGAGATGCGGGATATTGCTGATAACGTCAGGACAGACGCGGCGGTCGTTAAAAAACTCAGCAAAGATGCTGATAAGAAAACAAAAGCCGTTGCAGCGTTTAACGCAGAAGACGATATCCGAATCGCGATATATGATATTGGTGTTGATCTGCAAACAAACACAATTAAATCAATGACAGAGGACGATATTGAGAATGCTCAAGCGGTTATAGATCAGCGCATTAAATCGGTGGTAATTCCAGTAGGCATAAAACCAAGATAAGGAAATAAAATGAGAAATATTGTAGGGAAATAAAATGGAAACAACACTCATGGAATACGCAAGAAACGCTGTTGGCTCAACGGTAGGTAAATACGCTGTGACAGGCGTTGTAATTGCCTCAGTGTGGGGCGGTAAAACCTACATGCAAGTTCATACTGATAATGTTCTCCTGCTCTCTGCTCAATACACAGAAGATGTGGTTGCAAAGGCTGACGAAAGATCAAAGGCTAGGGATGTAGAGCAAGCAGAGCAGATCAAGGAGTTAGCTAGGAAACTGGAGGCTAATCGAATAGAACAAAAAGCAGATATGCAGCGTAGTCATGACAGCATAATTAATGAGATACGCAGCTTACACAATTAATGCCGTGGCTCTCGCTCTTATTGCGGGGCTTCTTATTACTGGCGTTCTTAACAACCATATCATTGATTGGGATACCACTTTTATTGAGAGAGGGGTTTTATCTAGTGAAAGCACAAATAAATAAGTTTTTTAGGAGGCTAAAGTTGACTTGGATTGAGATTAAACGAAGGTTTGAAAGTATGAGCATTAGTCGGTTATCCGACTTTCTAGTGCTGGCTGCGTTCCTATTCATTATGGTGGGCATGACAGGAGGATTTGACTCTAACGGCTGGCTATTTTCTCTACTCGTTGACGTGGCGCAATCACTCGCTGGTGTGTACATATTGTACTGGTCAGGTCGAAGATTGAACAAGAAACGTACACATGAACTGTCTCAAGACGATCAAGTTATTCAAGGATTCGTACACTTAGCATGTATAGCCGTTATTGTTGGCTGCTCCTTCTCTTAGGAACTGCGGCACACTCCGCAACACCTAAAGATGAGTGGATTCAACTCATACAAGAGATATCGGTTAACCCCTCTAGGGAGATGGCTCAGACGGAGCAGGAAAGTTCCTGGAATCCGTTCGTTGTGTCACCTTTTGCGTCGGGGTTACGACAGTTTACGGAAAAGACGGGAGAGTGGCTATCAAGGACTCATTGCCGAACTCTCGGCCCATTTAGACCCCTCAATGCAGAATGGTCGCTCAAGTGTGGGATTATCTACCAAGAGTGGCTTGAACAGAGAGCGCCAACTACGGGATGTTACTGCGATACACGAAAGAACGCTGAACGCGCCTATAACGGTGGCCTGGGCTGGATAAACCGAGAATCAAAGCTGGCATTCACGAACAGCGCACAAGATTTAATAGAGCAATGCTTGAATACAGGCAGGGCTGGATGGGCTTGCAGAGAGAATACTGGCTACCCACAACACATCTCAATCAGGCAGACCAAATACCTATTCTATGGTGGGCAACGCTGCCGCTAAATAGCCACTTTTGACGAGATAAACACTTTACTGCTCATAAAACGACATTTTTGACAAAATAACGGAGGAACCATGAAATACCTAATAACACTAACCATTGCACTTTTACAGGCTTGTGTAATCGTTCCCAAGCAAGAACCTACTAAAATCACTCAACAATTAGACTCTACAGGCAGGGTTATGAGCGAAACACGTGTTGAGAGCGCCTCAGTGGCCTCTGACAGAGAGATCGAGCTTACCCGCCGTAACTGCATGGCTGGCGAGAGCGTCCGTTATGGAGCCGTACAGGACGCCACAGCACAAGTAGCCCTAGAAGCTATCCGAGCATTACGTACGACCGACCCATGTGCACCAAGCACTAATTCTAATGATGTGACCATTGCTGCTAACCAAGAGCGTACTAACCAAGTCGGTACTTTAACAGGTGTATTGCCTGTACTCGGCGGCGCGGCTGCTGCTGCAATTATAGGCAAGGCTGCGGTAGAGAATCGTGACGCTACGGTTGTTACTCAACCAGCACCATTAATGGTTGAACAGCCAGATCCTATCCTTGTGGAGGTTCCAGGTGAACCAGTAGTTATCGAACCGTTCATCGTTAACCCCGTGGTAATCACCACTCCCGCTGCTCCATAATGATCTGGTGGGTTATACGCTTTGTCATGCTTGCCTCGATAGGCTGGTTTGCTAATACAGCCCTCGATACCTATCAGGAATCACGTGCTAACAAGGCTGCTGCTGAAAAAGCAATAGTTGAGAAGATTGAGGCTGCGGAACAGGCTTTAATCAGAGAGGCACAACTCAAGGGTGAGGCATTACGCAGGGAGCAGATATTAAGTGATGCGCTAGAAGCGAGACAAGCTGAGTTGATATGGGCGCGTGACCAGAAAGAGAATGATGAGTTAATCAAAGAACAGTTACGGAGTGAAAATGCGGAACTCGATAAAGCACTTAGGCTTATTATTGACCCTCAGTTGGCTCCTTAACGGTTGTGCTACTGAACCACGGATAATCACTCAAACGGATGTAGCGCGAATACCTCAGGGTTTACTTGTGCTACCTGTCATGCCTGACATAGCCACCGAACCATTGACGGTTGAGGATGCATTAGAACTAGGCAAGGAGTTGCGGAGATACGGGTGTCTAATCCACGCAAATACTAAGGAGATTGTGAGATACGCCACGCTAGGCGATACGATTATAGAAGATTTAACAGACCGTCAGTGTGATGGGCTTTGATTCCAATAATCCTGACATAAAAACCCATGAAACTGTTTACCAGAAAGGGCTTAAGAACTTGCGCATAAAATTATTTTGCATGAATTTTGAATAAATTTTCATGCGAAGTGGCGGAAGGTGCTCCCCACGTAAAAAACTGAAGTCGCCAAACAGAAAGATGTTTTAGCAAGACCAAGCCCTAGCCCATTCGCACTCCCTCCTAGCCAACTTAGATTGGCGCGTTTGGGCTAGGCACTAACAATATAGCTAAACCTTTACGGAATTAAGTTTACCTATTTATAGCCATCTAGGAGTAAATCATGGACTTACACACAGTAGGAATACTGCTTGTACTCGCATCTGGCTATACAGGCGGCATCAGTTACGGCTCATTCCCATCTGAACAAGCGTGTCTCGATTATGGAATACGTGAGGCACAACTAGAAATAAGGGAGATGTGGAAACGAGGCGACTTTCCAGAACACATCTATTACCAAGCATTTACCTGTTATCGGAAACCAGAAGCACCTAAAGAACCAAGTTATTAAGCAAAGCTGGAGGGCTGAGTTGTGAGTGATGCAATAAACCCAAGTCATTATAAGCAAGGGAAAGTTGAGTGTATCGAGGGGATTGAGGCTGCATTATCCCCTGAAGAATATCGAGGTTATCTGAGGGGGCAGATATTCAAGTATCTCTGGCGACTCGGAAAGAAGGATGACCCTATTCAAGAAATAGGTAAGGCTGGATGGTACATGAACCGTTTAGCTGAGACTTATCATCATACGGAATATGATTTTGAGAAGGGTGAGCCTGTAGAAATTAAGGTCGGATTGACCAAGGCACGATAATGGACTATCGCAAGCTGTTGAATCACGCCACCGACACACAAAGGAAGTATGTCAACGCCATTGTAAAGCATGGAACACAAGCCAAGGCTGCTAGTGCATTAAACATCAACAAACGCACTATAGAGCGCTCCCTGAAGGCGCTCAAGGACGCTGCAAGCAAATCTAATAGACTCCTGCCAATGAAGGCTAAAGGAGGCCGCACACACTGTCTGATTCCAGACATGCAAGTTACCCCCGATACCCCCACAGATCACCTCACATGGATAGGTGAGTACATAAATGAGCAAAAACCTGATGTTGTTGTAAACATCGGTGACTTTGCAGACATGGAAAGCCTGTCATCCTATGATGTAGGCAAGAAAGCCGCAGAAGGCCGCAGAGTGATAAAGGATATTGACTCTGCAAATCAAGCCATGAATCTACTCATGGAGCCTATCAAATACTCCCCTGAACTACACTTTACGCTCGGCAATCACGAATACCGTATTGATCGTGCAATTGAGTGCGATGCTAAGTTAGACGGTTTTCTATCCACTGAGAACTTTAACTACCGCGATCACGGCTGGACTATTCACCCGTTCTTAAAGCCTGTAGAGATTGATGGTATAAGCTATTGCCACTATTTCTACAATCCTTCAACTGGAAGGCCGTATGGTGGTAAATCAATAATCACTAGGATTCAAAACATCGGCTTTAGTTTTAGTATGGGCCATCAGCAGGGCTATCAATCCGGCATCAAAGAGTTAAACAATGGAAAGATTGTGAGAGGTCTTATCGCTGGCTCTGGATACCTTCACGATGAGGATTATATCGGTTTCCAAGGTAATGGGCATTGGCGAGGCATCATAATGAAGCATGAAGTGTTCGATGGGTCTTACGATTTATTAGAGGTATCTCTGGACTATCTTTGCAGAAAGTATGAAGGTATTCCAGTATGCGAATTTATGATGCTGAAGTATCCTGATATTTACGAGAAGTCAGTATGGCTGCAAAGGTTATCTGCTAGGTATCAAACCTTGCATTAGTGTTCAGTTTTAACAAAAAACCCATTTTAGTGAACACATTCCCCAATTATATCGACACATACTCAGCTTATGTTTATGGTATCGACATTGAACAATCTCACATCGGCCAAAGGATCGGCCATATCTATTCCTCCACAATCACTATCTCACCACGACAATCGTCGCTACAATTAAAAATTCTGTTTCATCCACAATATCTCTCCTATACGTTACTTGATCCCGCCGTTAAAAATAATCGGTTTTCCATTTTCGCAATGTCTATACCCCTCATATTGAGCACATACCTGTAACGCAAGTGGTGACACTTTAAAATCTACTGCGTTAAAATCCATCAACACTAATCCCACAATTACGATTAATCTACCCATCAGATTAAAACCAACCCACCAAAAGTATCTACCCGTTTCAGTGCGGGGTAATTAACACCTAGCGGCAATTGGTGGGCTGGCTTATTCTTATGTACCCAAAACTGTACCCATTTACATTCCTTAAATGAGCCTTTATTCCACCAAATAACCCCAAAAATCCCTTTAAACGGCATACACAGGAGGTTACTGAAGGGACTTAAAATCCCTCGATCGCAAGATCGTGCCGGTTCAAGTCCGGCCCCGGGCACCACTCTTAGCGTTTTCATATAATGCATTGTACCCGATTTTGTACCCAAAGTATGTTTTGGTGCATTCATTTTTTAGTCCCCAACGCCTTCTCAAGCATATCTATATTCCCCCCTCTCAAGTGGGAGTATTTGTCAGTTACAACTAGACTACTGTGCCCTAATAAGTCCCTTACGAGCGTTAGAGGTATATCAGGGTCTTTAATCAACCAAGATGCAAAAGTATGGCGTAGATCGTGAAATCGTATGTCAGGGCGCTGTATGGACTCTCTGGCCTGTTCAAATGCCTTCCTTAACTCCCACATCGTTAGCTGAAAGGGTAGCGTCATTAATGGGTGCAACTCAGATATTAGCGGCACTGTTCTAGCCTTGCCGGACTTTGTTTTAGTTGTAAGCACTATATTTGGTGGTTGCCAGTTTTTATCTGTCAGGCCCATTACTTCACTTCTACGCAATCCAGTATTGGCAGCGATTAGAATTACCTTCCTCGCTTCCTCATCATCCACAGCGCTCACTAGATCAGTGACTTCCTGCTTGGATAGATATATTTCCCTGGACAAACCTTTTTCGCTATGGAGTTTTACTTTTTGAGCTAATGGGAAGTCCAGCATATTCCATTCTTTAAAGCACAGATTTAATACTCTGCGGACACACGCCAACCGTCTATTAATAGTCTGCACAGACAACCCTTTTATAAAGAAGTCTCTGGACATTTGTGCGGCTGCGGCTGGAACCTGTGGTAAAGGCACGTTATCCAGATATGGTCTTGTGTTACGTATGTGTGAATACATTGATTTAGGCGCTCCTGTCTCTATCCACATCAATAATGCATCTGCGTAGGTAACATCTATTGGCTTACCTGTGCGGCCCCTGTGCAGCCTTCTGGCGACTTCTGCGCGTAAGGCTTTCTCGTATTGCTCCGCTTCGCGCTTTTTGGTAGACCGACTAGATTGTCTAAAGTGCTGGCCGTTTGTCGAGAACTTAACCCACCAGATATTCCCACGCTTATAGACTGACATTGCTTGCCCCTACGTTTTGCTTCCTCAACGTCTAAGGGGTCCACCTTACCACCCCTCACATTGGGGTATCGTATAACAGGGACTATATTGGGTACACTCTTATTGCACACACCAAGCTCCAATGCAGCTTCTTTTATGCTGAGTAGTGGCATAGCATATCTAGTGTAGAGGGGTTCATTGTTCAGGGATTGTTAATTGAACACCGAGCGCACCTTGCTGCTGATAAATCGTGTCGGTGTACTCCGAGGCTTGCTTCTTACTAAATAAACTCGTTACGTCGATATGCTCCATCGCTAACAACCTTTGCTCATATTCCAACCCTGAAAGCACCAACTCAAAGTAGGCAAATAAATCAGGATCATCACGAATCAGTATAGGCATTGCGTATGTGTACTTGCAGAAATTCTTAGCTTCACCTGGCGTATACCCGTGGAACTTACCTATCTCTGCATAGTGCTTATGCTGTAGCGCGTTCTGGTCGATAGTGCGCTTGTCTAGGGGCTTAATCGTTACTTCCCATTTCTTACTTAGATCAAGGTTCATCAGCAAGGCTACTGCAACCTCGCGTGTGTCGGTGCTATAGATTTTTAATGATTCACTCACACCTTCCCCCTATACATACCCACCGCAAGATGAATTACAGAGAGTAGTTAGTCTGATATGAAGGTGAGCATTAGAATGGGATTGGATCGTCTAGGTCGTCAGACATTGCTTCTTGCTTCAACTCGCGCTTAGTCTCTGGCGCACCTGTGTTACCTGAGTCATTTCGCCCTCCGATTAAATCCAACTCATTCACACGCACTGATATATCCGCATAGGTCTTACCCTCATGCTCTCGTTTATCTAGCCGTGGTGAGCCTTCTACAAGGACTGAGGCACCTTTGGTAAGGAACTTTGGCAAACCACCTTCAGCCCGTTTACCCCATAGCGAACACTTCACAAATTCAGTGTGCTTCTTGTCGC